CTACTGTTTAATATACGGTGTATTGTTTGCCGCAGAAACGCCGCTGGTATTTGCAGGAAAATCGGGACACGTGACGTATAGAGCTCCGTTTTCCAAGCGCCAGCGGATTACCCACGTTTCATTTAAAGAGGTAGATGTTTCACTAAACAGTTTTTGTGTCTTTTTTTGACTGACTTTAAAGAGGATTTTTTTATTTTCTGCCGTCCACGTACCGATAAAAACAAGGTCATTCGGTTTTCCGTCATATTCAATACGCATAAGACCGTTGCTTTCGATTACGATATCGTAAATCTCTTTTAGTACATGTGTGCGCCACGTACCGATAAAAGGCTGATTTTCCGGCGCTACGGACGTTTGCGGAGTTTCAAGAGATTCTGCAATTTCTTTTGTTAAATCTTCCGCCGCTTTTTGTACCGACACGGCGGCATCCGCTGCCGCATCGCCGATATCTTTAAGCAATTTACGTGCATCTTCTTTGATAATTTCGCCGTTTCCGGCATGCAGCAAAGAAAGTGCACACAAAACCGTTACGGCAATAAAGGATGTATACTTTTTAAAACAATTCATAACAGTATGGGCCCACCTGGACTTGAACCAGGGACCGACGGATTATGAGTCCGCAGCTCTAACCAACTGAGCTATGGGCCCGCACAGTGCACCAGCGTACACCGTCAGTGAAATACAGTATAACACAAAAACGAAACGCCGGTCAAGCATACGTTTAAAACGTTTAAAAACGCCGTATGTCTTTCCTTAACTGTCAATAGTTTTTTTTAATGTCTAGCACTTTTTTTTGATATTTTTCTGAAACATTTGTATAGTATTATTACAAGATAAATTATCTCATGAAAAAAGTATATGCTTTTAGAAAAATAATCAATCAGCACGAATAAGATAGACAACGCGCCTATTATCCTTGCCTACCCTATACTATATTACCTATCCTATACTATACTATCCTACGCAACCAATAAGGAAACCATAAAATAATTATATGACAACCAGATGTCAACCAAAACGCAACCATAAGGCTGCATAAAAATGTTAAGTGGCAACCAATAGGGAAACCATAAAATAATTATATGACAACCAGTAATAACTTATACTTTGCAGATTTCAGCCGAAAATAAAAACGGGAGATGATTAAAATGCGTACAATTAAATACCCAAAAAACAAAGAAAACCTTGAATTTTACATCAACGGACTTTTAAATAACACCTTCACCTTAAATCAAGTAGCATACATTACAGGATATTCTACGCGTCAACTTACGAGACTTAAAAGTAAATACCAAAAGGTCGGTCGTATAGCTTTTGTAAACGGACATCGAGGAATCAAAGCTAAAAATAAAATCACAAATGATACAAAAACGAAAATAATAGATATTTATAAAACGGAGTTTTGGGGATTTAATTTTAATTTCTTCTCCAAAGCGTTAGGAGAGTTCTACGATATTCATTATTCATATAAGACAATCTATAAGATTCTTACAGCTGCCGGCATAAATTCTCCGGAAAAACATCATATCCACAAAAAAGAAAGGGCGCACCGTCCCCGTTACAGAAGAGAACACGCCGGAGAACTTATACAAATAGACGCAACTCCTTATCAATGGTTTTCGTGGTGCGGAGATACCAATTATTACGCTTTGCATGGTGCGATTGACGATGCGGAAGAAAGGATAACGGGTCTTTGTATGACCGAAAACGAATGTAGTTACGGCTATTATGATATTTTGGAGCAGACAATAGAGAAATATGGTCTAATGATTGATTTATATTCCGACCGCTCGTCTATTTTCTGCGTTACGCCAAAAGAGAAAGACAAACTCACCATTCAAGAGCAACTTGCAGGACTGCACGAGAAAAGGACGCAATGGCAAAAAATACTTACCGCTTTTCATATCAAACAGATTCTTGCGTGGTCACCCCAAGCAAAAGGACGTGTGGAAAGAATGTGGCGAACAATTCAAGGTCGATTGCCGTGGTATTTTAAACATTATAGGATTAAAACCGTTGAGGCGGCTAATGAGTTTTTAAAAACAAAATATATCGACATTTTTAATAAGGAGTTTGCCATTGAGCGAGAAAACAAAGGCGTTTGGAGATTACCGCCGGTTAATTGGCGTGAAATGATATGTTCAAAGTTCGATAGAACAACGAATAATGCCGGAATAATTTCTTTCCAAGGCTATAAGTTTCAGGTCGAGGCAAAAGATATTTCAAAAAAGAAAATTGAACTTTGTATTTTCAAAGATAGTATAAAGGCTCTTGTAGACGGTAAGTTTTACAAGATAAGACCTCTTGAAAACTTTACAAGCGGCATAGGCGAAACAATGAGTGAATCGCTAAAGAATGTAATTTATCAGTATATGTACACAGATGCAAAGAAGCTGAGCGCGTAGACATTACAAAAGGTTATCAAACCTTACCAATTTTATCACACCCCTATATAAAAAAGTGTCCGCCTGTTCTGACCAACAAGGCGGACAAGGTTAGAAAGAACTCTCGTAATTCATATACAAGAATTATATAAATTATAAATCTTATTACAGATTTTTACAAGATACTTATTCGTATTTACGAATTATTAAAACTATCATTTTCCTTCATATTTGCACTGCACTTTATTCATAACAGTAGGAAAAATAATAATTTTTGCCGATAATCAGATAAATGCGTACAGAATTATTTTATAAACGGCTTGAAAGGCTCTTAAAAAACAAAGGATTACAACAAAAAGACCTTGCCGAAAAGTGCGGAATAAGCAGTAACGGCATATCAACATGGAAAATAACCGGCACACTGCCGCGCGCCGACATCGCTATCAAAATAGCGAAGTACCTTAATGTTACTGTTGAATACCTGATAACCGGCGAACTTGCCGGAATAGATAAAAAAGACGAACTTGCCTACACTGTCGCAATGTTGCCGGACAACAAGCGCCGTGTAGTGCAAGCCGTAATAGATTCTTTAAAAACTTTTTGAACTAAAGCAAAAGATTAAGCAGATACGGAATCTTGATATTAAACTTAATTTTCAGCACTAAAAGAATCACCCGGACTATCACCCCTAAAATTAGAAGTGCTGCTGCCCACATTATTATTTTCGCCCGTGTTTTCAGCTTCAATTCGTATTCTGTCAATTTCACTGAGTAATCGCTTAACTTCTGATTCGTATTTTCCAAAGAGGTATTCAATCCTCTCAATTCCGTCTGCAATTCCTCTACTCGTTTTGAGGATGTTTGCAATTCGTTCTCGGCTATCGCTAACTGTTCCGTCAAGTGCCTTGACTGTTGCTTCAAGTTTTCCAGCTGCGTATGAATTTCTTGCGATAGCGTCTGCAATGTCTGATTTTGTGTTTCCTCTGCAAGTACAACACCCTGTGAGCAGAAAAACACAAACACAAATAAAAACGGCAATAAAAATTTTCTTTGCATAGTTTATCCCCCTCATTTGTTCAACCTCTCTTGTACGCTAAAATACTTGAATGATTCGTGTACTTACGGCTTTTCCTTTAGTTCGCGTTCTGCTTGCACCGAAAGGGTCATGAATAAGTTTCCCGTTCCGAGTAACAACGAAATGACCATAGGTAACGCCGGTCTCTTTCAATTCGTATCGTGTAATCTCATACTCATTCTCTTTGGGGCTGTAGCCTACTTTGTCGTGCCTTACATCACACTTTTTTCCGAGTAAGTACGACATCATATCCGCCGGATTTTCCATAAAGCAATCATCATCAAGCCATTTTTCTTTCAAACCCTTTTCATAAAGCGAAAAAATATCAACTTTCTTGTTGGTAATACTCTCAGCAATAAAGACAAGTGAAAGAAAATAACACCCACTCTTGCCGATTTTAAGGCAAACTTGCTGCTTATACATTTTCATCACCCCCTTGAGATTTGGTATCGTTTATTTTACTGACGACACCCTTGATAATTGCTTTGAATCCCTGCACGATTGTTTGATATGAAATCTGGACGCTCCCGATTGTAAGAAGTCCGCCGATAACCCATAAAGGCAGCATTTCAACGGAAAAATAACTACCGATTGAAAGCGGAATCATAAGAAGCGCATAAATCCAAGTTTTCTGAACTTTAAGAAAGTTTTTGATAAACTCCTCGATACCTACGGTTGCAAAAGCTGCCGTAAACACTTTCAATAAAAATTGACTGTCAATCATAATATTTCCCCCTTGTGTTAATCTTTATTTATTGTTTAGAGAAAGCCATTTCTCAACACTATTTCTGTTTAATCCTGTTCCCTGAATATAGAGGTCTGAAAGAATTGATATTGCATTAGTAGGAAGTTTCCCCGATGTCTGCGTTTCTTTCCTTACCTTGCAATCTATATCATTTATCATGTTGATTAGTTCATATTTTTGGCAGCTCAAATCTCGAAAAGAAAAAAGAATCTGATATATAAGTCCTGTTCCGAAGGTAATCTCATTCATGTAAACTTCGTGCAGAATGTCGTAAGTTCCCATTACATCAATCCAGTTTATCTGCATGAACTCCCGAAAAATGTCTGCAAGCCGCTGATAGTTAATATCTGCAAGTTTGCTAAGTTCAGAATCTGATTTATCTTTAAGATGATTATGCTCGTAAATCTCCATGCAGAATTTATGCATCTCGTTATACAGTAAGCGTATCAAAAGAGAAAAGATATTGATTGTAAGCCCTATATCTTTGCAATGCTCTTTATTTGCGTTAAGTTCGTTTATGTAGTCTACCGTAATTCTTTTTACATATTGGTCTAACCCCACTGTAACAACCCTTTTTGCCTGCAAGTATAGGTCTTGTATTCCTTCCGCCTGTTCTTCTTTGATTTTATATTTGAAGTCTGCATAGTCCGTAACGACCTTAACAATTTCCGACTGAGTTTTTCTGTTTGAAAAAGAAATACTCTTATCGCCAAACTTGAGTGTCAACTCTTTGATTGTCTTAACAATAATCAAAACCGCACACAAAACAAAGATTCCCGTAATGACAAGATTAAGCGGTGTGCTTCTTGTAATAAAGTCGAACATCCTTTTCCCCTGAGCATAAAAAAAAGCCGCTCCCCGAATTAACGAAGAGCGGCTTTGGCTTTGCCTAAAAACCGACAAATAATATTGTACGATGTTTAAAATATACACCATACACTATGTTTTTGCAATAACATCAAAGGGATAAATACTACAAAAATGATTTTATCTCTTTTACCGTAAACCCCAGCACAAAAAGTCGAGCGTTAGCATCTTCTTTGCGCTCTTGTTGCATGAAGTATTCTGTTTGTTGTCCGTTTTCATCGGTCTTGACCTGAACAATTACACGGTGTGATTCATCTGATTTACCTTTCTTTTCAGATTCAACCTCTCCTACATTCTCCCAAGTATATCTGTCGGCAAGAAGTCTGCGCAATGCGCTTTTCGTTTCATCCGGATACATTGAAAGACAATTAAGATAATCTTGTTTTGTTGCTAAGAACTGTGGAAATCCTCTCATTTTTTGCCTCCTGCTATGTTAATGTGTAATATTTATCAATCTTTTTTACTGTAGTTATAAACGGTATTTTATCCTCATACTTTTCAAGCATACCGATAACAACGCCGCTTCCAGTAAAGAAAATACGCCGTCTTTCATCAGTTTCTTCGTAAAACTGAACCGTTGCGCATTTTTCGCCATGGTCTTTAAACTTCGACATTTTAACCTTAAAAGCTGAAATAACAATTTCTTTATTCAGAATACTGTCAATCCGAACCTTTTCTCCGTCCAACGGTTTTTCATCATCAGACGCAAAATCATTAAATCTTTGCAACATACTGCCTCCTTATTTCATCTATCTTCATAGCTTTTTTAAGATTGTATGCGTTAGCGTGTTTCAGCCATCCTGATGTACTGTCAATAATCGACCGCATATTGTCCGTGGTTATTTTTCCGCTCTCAACCCAATTCGGTAATCGCTTAATTGTTTTCATCTGCCTTTTTGCTGTTGATTTTCGCACCAAGATATAATTGTCGAAATGTCGATAGCCGCAAAAATCTATTCCCTGCTTCACATTGAATACATCCGCCTTAGAATATGTCAACTCAAGATTCGTGCCGATAAAATCTTCAATCTTTCTTCTACAATCATGCAGATATGCTTTATCATTACCGAATAAAAGAAAATCATCGCAATACCGTATATAATCTCTTATCTTCAATTCTTGCTTACAATACCAGTCGAGTGGAGTTAAGTAGAAATTACCGCTCCATTGACTGGTGTAGTTTCCAATAGGACAGTTATACCCGCCGGGAAAACTAAAAATAATATCATCTATTATTTCTAAAAAATCTTTATCTTTAAATTTATTGTGATACATATTCGATAATATGCTTTGATTGATAGAAGGATAAAAATGATGTATATCACATTTCAGGCAATACTTGTTACGCCTTACCGCTTCCATAGTTCTATGGCTTGCTTTTATTTGTCCTCTGTTTGCAATACAGGCATAGCTATCGACTATAAAAAGTTTTTCCATAATCGGTACCAAAATATTCATGATTGCGTGCTGCACAATCCTATCCGGCGTATAAGGTAATATGTATATAACGCGCTCTTTGGGTTCATATATTTTTCTGCTTTTATACGGAGATGTGTGAAACTGCTTTGTTACCACAAGCTGGCGTACTTCTTCCAAATTCTTTTCGAGGTTCTTTTCAAAAGCTATTACATCCCGTCTTGACCCCTTGCGTTTCTTTGCTCTCTTTTCGGCAAGTTCAAAATTTTCTTTCGTAATTATCTGTTGCCACAAATTACCATATCGTTTCATTTTGTCTTAAAATACAGGACTTCCAATATTCACCTTCCGGTTACTAATTGGAAATCCCCTCCTCTTCGTATTTTGGCATTCCGCCAAGGATATGGATTCAGCCGGAGTTATCGCCATAAATGCAGGGAGTTTGCACATTCCATAATCTCCGTATCGCACCGCGCCCCCCGATATTCGCATTCGCATTCGACCGCGCATTATTCGCATTACGCGAACGCGAACCGCAAGACGCCGCATTATTCCAGTCGCCGCCGAACAAAAGGGCACTTTCAATCCATACCCTAAGTAAAAAGTTTTTGCGCTGCAATATCGCAGCGCAAAAACGCTACTTACCAATCATACTAAATTGCTAAAAAGCAATCCCACTGTTCTTTGCGTGTTACGCCCTACGGATAACTCGGCTCGCACCGCGCCCACCGATATTCGCATGCGCATGCGACCGCGCATTATCCGCAGCACGCGAACGCGAACCGCAAGACGCCGCATTACCCCAGTCGCCGCCGAACACAAGGGCATACGAAGCACCATACGTACGCCCCAAGCTACCGTTTCCGTCGTATGTATTCCACTCAGAACTTCCGTTGGCACTCACACATTCAGACCATTGCCATAATGCGCCGCAGCAATCTTCTGCGCCGATGAAACTTATCATCCGATTGTTTGCAGTGTCTTTATGCCCGCCTGTAGTTACAGGGTCTGCACTTCCGGTGATGTTAGTACCTTCGTTGCTTCCAGCAGCTATACTTGCAAACTCATTATCAAACAAGAGACGCTTGCGTACCTGTCTCATATCATCTTGATGATTCTGCTGAGGTCTTGTATCGGTGATAGTTCCGCCATACACAGAAGAGGTAAGTTTGCCCCTTCCGCTCTGCAAGTAGATGTCATACGCCATATCAGTATCAATGTCGTAAATCATACCCTCTCCATCTGCATGAGGTGTGAATGACAAACAGAAAACTGATTCCGGTAAAATATCTCCTGCGGTAAATCCTGCTAAGGGGTGTTCTACCGTAAGGACGTCATAATATGCGTTTGTCGTAACGGCCGTAATCTTTTTGTTGTAGAAATTATAGAAACCGTCCTCATCATCAGCCTCATACTGTTTGAGAAGATAATAGTTTCCTGTTGATTCTGTTCCCGGACTTGCCGCAATCTTTCCTGTAAGGTTCGTACCAGCATCCACGCATAATGTGGAGAATTGCCCTATTTTTCGCGTATTGTTTGCCGTATAATCAGCAGAAATATCATTCGGATATGTCGAATTGCAGGAAACGACAATCTTAACACCGGTACCGTCAGGTACAAGATAAAGATAGAAGTCGCGGCCGTTTATCTGTCCAGTTCTCGTAGATGACTTATCAGCTGCCGCCTGCATACCGCTCGAAATGTCAAGGATTGTATTTGTGTCTGCATCGAACCAACGCTTTTCAATACCACTTCCTGTTACAATGTCAAGTCTGATATGGACATCTTTTTTGATTTTAACAGCCTTGTGGTTTCCGCTCGCAAAATCAAAAGTCAAGAATCTTTCTTTACCGAACGGGAAGCCCACGCCGTTCGTCCCGCTATTACGCGCAAGTTCGCGATGAACTTCGTAATAACGCGCGATGTCGTCCTCGTCCTGCGGTGCTGCAACTTGCGCGCGACCGTATTTATCGCGCGACATGACAGATGATTTTTTTGCACAAGGAGAAATAATGCTTTCAATGAAAGAAAGTTCATCTGTCCCTATTTTTAACAAATCATTATCAAGATAAAACACCTTGCCCTTGTTTACAGTTCCCTGTTTGCAGAAAATAAACTTGTTTACAAAAGCGGTAGGATTTGCCGTCGTATATCCCGTGTATCTGTTCCATGCGCCCGATTGAACCTCATAAAATCCGTTTTCTTTGGCATCCGTTTGGTCTTTGAGTAAAACAATTTGCCCGATATAAACGGAAACGCCGTCAATGGTCATTTCGCCGCCTTGCAAAATATCGATGTTCTCAGTCGAACAGGCAACCGGCAAATCGTCTAAGAACGAGTATCTTGAAAGAATGCCGTTGGCATATTTGTAAAGTTTTCCCGTATTGCTTGCAAGCGCAATGATAAGGTCTGTTACGCTTACAGTAGACGTAAAATCCTCTCCGTGAACGCTCATGCTCTGTCCTGTAGGCATAACCGTTCCCTTTACCTGAGTGTTTCCTGTTCCAAAGTCGATATTTGCAGCTTTGATTACCGCATTTTTGTGCGAACCATCCTCGTTATGATTGTCAAGAAAAGTGTAGAATATGTCGGCAAGGTACCCCGGATTAAAGGTCGCCGCCTTATTGGTAGTCCATTCGGCGTTTTCAGCACCGTATTTTCTCGCGTCAATGTTCTTGATGAGGTCTTCGGTGATGTTGTTTGTTCCCGCAGGGATTCTTACCTCAGCAATCTTCACGAATCCGTTATCAACCGCCGGCGCAGCTTCAGAACCGTTCGACCCCTTCTTTACCGTAACCGTAAGCGCAATTTTTTTCTTAGTGTTCACGGTCTGAGTTGTTTCTATGGCCGTTGAAGGGTCAATAAACTTCCTCGATTGTGAATCATAGCCGGTCTCCGTTCCACGAATTTCAATGATGTCAATGCGGTCAAGAGAACTATCTGCATCTTCAAAAGAAACAGGTTCAGTAACATCGCTTTCTACAACAGCAATGCCGGTACTGTTGCAGAATCCATAAATAGGCTCGATAGAAACATTCAACCCACCCGAACCATACGGCTTCACCTTTCCGCCGATAACATAGTTACCTTCACTGTTTGATAAAACCGCTTTCATTGCCGTTGCAATATTCGCGATGATTGAATCATAGCCAAAGTTAAAGTCTGTGGCTTTGAAAATCTCGTTCTCCATTGCAAGTGCCGTCTTCAAGTTTGACATAATATGCCCCCTTACTTCAATTCATGCCCTTAAACTGGGCGAATATTTTAATCATCAGATTCCCTTGTTAATACCTCAACCGTGCCAATAATTCCCGCCGGTTGAACTATATCCAATAATTCCTGATATATTTCCTGCATCTGTTTTCCGCTCGCTCCGAAAATAAACGTGTCGTCGAAATAGCTTGCCTTACTGTAATCCACGCTCTGATAATCATCACTACCGGTCGGACTGTCCGCAGCAAAAGCCTTTGTCTCATCGTTGTAACTCATATTCTCGTAGCCTTCCAAAGGCTCTATATCGTTATTGCTTGCTTGTAGTATCGGGCTTTTATCCTCTTGAATAGGCGCTTGCTCGATAAAAGAATTTGCTTTCGCAGCGGTTTTTATGCCGTCTGCATCACCCGCCGCATAATAACCGTATTTCTTATAGTCAGCAGGTGCAACAATCGGGTCTGCCTCGCCCGGTGCGAAATGCGCGGTTTTATTGTTGTATTTGCCTTCAAAAACCGCAATCAGGCTGAATGTAGACGCACCGGTTTTTTCGTTTAGCCTTACATAATCCAAAAAGGCGTATTTTCCCGATTCATAAGCAAAAGTAACGGTAATACGTGATATTTTGGAATCGGTTACAAAGAAAAGGCTCTTATCTTTCCAATTCTCAGACGCAAAAGAAACATAATGCTCTACTGTTGTCCAACTTCCAACATCTCCGCCGAAAGGATTCCAAAAACGCCCGTTATTGTCGGTAATCTTCAAGCGAACATCTCCCTTTACAAAGAAATGCAGAAAATATGTAGTACCGGCATTTACGAAAACGCTCTGCGATAAAGAGCCGCTCGCATTGAATAAAATTCCTGTCGTTTCTTCAAACCTTGCTTCCCGCTCATAGCTACAATCTTGCAAAGTCCACCCGGTATTACGTTCAAAGTTTCCATTTTCAAGCAGATTTTTATCGTCTGTGTTATTTACAAGGTAGATATTTTTGTTATCAGTGAGCGTTTTGAAAATATCAAGAATATCAAAAGCAGTTCCCCATAAAGTGTGTCCGTTTCTGTGAAAGAGAAGCCGTAGTCTGTTTCGATATGTCTCTTCCGTGTCGGTAGGTAACATGGTAAGCACCGAAAATATCGACATAGTTTTTTTGAACATCTCACCGCGCATATCGTAAATACTTTTTATATCAGTCCACGCCTTCCGTGTTTCTTCAAGGTCGGAAAAAACCTTTTCTATCGTTCCGCCGCCGTCTCCGTCAGCAAGCAATGCCCTGAAAGTCTTTCCGCTCTTGCTTACGATTGTCGGGAAAACACTCCTGATAAAATCTCCCACACTGTTTGTCGCCATTACTCAACCTCTACTAAATTGACTGTGATAGCTCCAACCCTCGCAATTTGATTGATTGACGGTTCCACATTTGTAGCAGGCGAAACAACAGCAACATCTTTTACATAGTTCAATGCCATTACCTTAGTAATCATTTCAGAAACGATACATTTCTCGTTAATCGCAAGGTTATTCACATAAGATGTAACGATACGCTCAACCTCTACCTTAGCCTCGCCCAAATCGGTAGAAACAACACTTACTGTTATCTCAACATTTATTGGGATAGCAGTAGGAGTGATTACACGAATATTTACGCCCGGTGCAAGATGCCCTTGGTTTTCTTGTGTTCCGTCTCCCTCAATAGCAAGTTTCACTGCATTCAAGGTTTCACTTGTCGCACCACCTGAGCCGTCGTCTACATAAACCGTCATATTGTATATGTTCTTATACGGCGGTTTATGATTTTGGATAGAAACGCTTCTTACCGCGTTCACGCTCAAAGCTGCACTCTTAATCGCGTATGAGTTAGTACCAGAAAGTCCGTTGATAAAAGTCTTAAATCGCGCCTCAAACTCAGCATCAGTTTCCTCGTCGCTCCCGCCGGTAAAGGCGTAGTCGTTTCTTACGCTCACCACATCGGCAGGAACAATGCTTTCAATCGCATTTATAGAACCGGCTGGAAGGTTGTATTTCTTTCCCGCCGCACTCGCAACAACCGTAATGCTGTCAGAATCAATCGCACCGGCTGCAACCACTCCCGCCTCAGTCGTAGTAAAAGTAAGCTCGCCATTACTTACAGCCGTTCCCTTTGGAATAATACTTTGCCTTCCCAATGCACTAGACCGGCTAAAAATGACAGTACCGCTTGCGGAATAACCGTCTTTCTTTTTCAATCCGAACGGTGAAAAAGGTAAAATCGCAAGCATTTCATTGAATCCCTGTCTGATAGCGACATACGCCCTTTCCGCAACTCGTGAAACAGTGTCGAGAATCGTATGTATGATACTTCCCTCATTAAAGTCTGTTATCTTATCTTGTTTTGCTATCATGTTTGCGGTTGCGCCCTGCATGATTTCTTCATAACGCCTAATCTTTGCCATTCTAAATATCCCCCTTATACATCCCTGAATTGCCGTTTATGTCCGTGTATACAACTTCAAGTATAAGTTTGTCGCCGTGTCCCTCAAAAGTAAGTTCATTCACTTCCGCAATTCTAGGGTCTGCCTTGATTGTCTGCTCTATGCAACCGGAAAGATAGCTCTCTACCGCTATCGGCTCTCCGATTGTTGAGCGTATTCCATAAGAGCCAAGCCTTATTCTTTTGTTGCTTGCCGTGGTCAATCTTAAAGCAATCGCTTGTGTCAGGTTATCTCTGCCGTTTACCGTCTTTATGTCGCCGTGAGAATCAACAGCAAAATCGCCTTCGTCAGTAAGTGTGAGGTCTGTCCCGTAATTTTCCTGTTTCTCCGGTTCTGCATAAATGCGATTTCCCGTATTGCTCAAATCTTCCGTAAGAACAGGGATTTTAATTTTCGTTCCCGCCTCTAACTCGCTTTCGTTCGCAACTCCGTTGTAATAGGCGAGCAAAGTACCGTAATCCGAGTTTCCCAAAAGGTCGTTCGCCAACTTGTCAAACGTATCCGTACTTTTCCAAGTGTGATATTTGAAATCGTAAACAGTTGCCGTTGTGTCATTGCCGTCGGAATCAACATAAACAACGCTCTGCGCGTTCGTCTGCTTCTCTTTGGCAAGTGCAACACAAACACAAGCTGCATCTTCCATTTGTGAAATATAGTCTGTCAGTAAATCTTCTTTGTCATTGTCAATCATTATTCACCCCCAAACCATAAAGCATAAAGCGTAATATCCTCGATAATGGCTGTGTTAAAGTCGAATTCTTCATACTGATATTCAGTTTCACCGTCCTCTGTTTCAAATTTCTTTTTTATTCTCCACATCTCGAACGAGCGTTTCTCTTTTGTAGGAATCTTCGGGAAAATTGCCTTTTTACCGTGTTTTATAGTTTGTGTATCAACTTCCGAACCGCCGTCAGTATCAAAGACAACACTATGCGTACTCTCAGTCCATTTTGCGTAAAGAGTAATATTTGCGTTAATTGGCATAGTGTTGAATCTGAATTGGTTTGTTCCTTCCGCATCAGTTGCCCAATACACAAATTTATAGCCTTCTCTTGTCGGAGCTTCCGGCTTAGTTGCATAGCCGCCGATAACTACTCTTTGTGAATCAATATGAGTTCCGCCCTGAGAATTGAACGTAACCGTATTTGAAAGTTGTACCCATAAAGCATATAAAGTGATATTGCTCGTAACAGGCACTGAAAAATCAAAAGCGTTCTGCAAGCCGGAATCCGTACACCAATACGCAAAAGCGTAGTTTTCTTTTGTTGGTGTCATTGGATATACTGCAAGCCCGCCTATATTAACTGTCTGTGTCGAAATACCTGCCCCGCCGTTAGAATTGAACACAATAGTGCAAGTCTGTTTCCAACCCGCATAAAGGGTGATATTGTCGGTAATCTGTGTATTAAAATCAAAGGCATGTGTTGCCGCATAATTTGTATACCATTTGTCAAAGGCATAGCCGGTTCTTGTCGGCGGTGTCGGCTCCGTAACCTTGCCACCGACCGTAACTTTCTGAGGTGTTACGACTGAACCGTTTCGACTGTTGAAACTGACAGTAGCAATCGCAAGCGTCCATTTCGCATAAAGCGTTATATTAGCCGTTACTTCTTGTGTGAAATCGTATTCAGTCGTAAGCGTACTGTCAGAATACCAACCTGCAAAAGTGTAATCGGTTTTTACGGGGTCTTCCGTTTTTTTCGCCGTGCTGGAGTATTCAACAGTCTCACTCCTTATATTTGTTCCGCCATTTGAATTGAAAACAATCGTAAACTTGCTTGTGCTTTGGATTTTTCCTTTTTGCTTCGTATCGGAATTATCCTTACCCAAACCGCCGAACACCGTAACAGAATGCAAAAACTCTTTTGTCGTATTATAAAAACTGTCGGAATCACCACCCATAATACGGCTAACCGCGTCTATACCACTCCCTGCAGCTAACGCAACAAGCCCTGCATCATATTTTCTATTTGCGGTCATCTGATAAGCATTTTTAACCTTGTTACAATAGTCCGCGACCTCAGCCGCTGCCGCTATGTTCGCCTCGGTAAGTTCCATAACGGAATTAACAGCGCTCATTGTCTCCTGAATTGCACCTATAGCGTTGCTTACGCCTTCGCTGAAAAAGCCGTTTTTCCCTTGCTCCGTGTCTTCAACGGCAATCATTTCAAGTGTATAGTTGTAGGTCTTCGGCTTGCTCTTATCGCGCTTAATTTTCAAGTCTTTGATAAAAACTCGCCAGTAGTTACGGCTTGCAACACCCGTAGCAAGTTGTAATATGCTCATTTTCGAAAGGTCGTAAAGGTACACTTTCCTGTTATTGCTTAATTCATTTTCAGGCTTTTTAAAAAACATTCTGTCGGACACTTTCCCGTCAGCCCAATTTTTTATTATTTTCTGCAACTCGAATATTTCTTTAGTGCCGCTCAGATACATCGGCGCGCTGGTTTTACCCTTGTAAATCAGCTTCTTTTCTTCGTTTACAGTCGTTCCGCTTAAAGTGATTTTATAAGAATCGTTACCGTAATCGTCAAAGACAGAACCGCCGAACGTCTTTGTCTCCGTTATCCTCTGCGGGAAGTCAAACTCTTCGCTCTCAGGCGGTACGGAAAAAGTGAAACATTCAACAAGAGTATCACCATCCAAGAACTCCAGCATATAGGCTTTTCGCCACTGTAAAAGACTTATAGACCCCATAAACTACCCCTAAGACATAGAACCTGCGCCCATACTTCCTGAAAGTGCTACCTGTCCCTGTGTCGCAATAACACCGGCTTTCAAATATGCCGTTATAGTCGTCGCCATCTGTCCGGCTAAATATTCATCGCCGCCGCTTTTCATACTTGCCATTGCATTAAAAGCTGCTAAAAATCCGCTCTGCAAACTCGCACTTACTCCGGTAAAAGTTCCCTTTGCGGTTCCTGCCAAAATTACAGGCGTTCCGCTCGGCGGTGTAACAGTTCCTTTCACAGCGGTGTTTACCGTTCCCACCGACATCATTGAATCAATACCCAGTGCAAGCTGCGCAGCAAAATACACATCTCCGCCGGCACTCATTTTTGACATCGTATTGCAAGCTGCATAGATAATCTTTTCACATACAGTTGAATCAACGTTTATAGAACCATTACCAGAACCCGCAAAAACTCCGGCTGAAACTGTTCCCGCATCCGTTGTCATTATGCTGCCGCTTTTTGCATAGTTCGAAACTTTCTTACTCACCTCTTTTGCAAAGTACGAATCATCACCGTCAGTCATATTTCGAAAGACCGAGAGAAGATTATTTTTAAGCGTGTCCTGATTCAAACTCATTTGAACACTTGCTCCCATTTAGTTTTAAGCGCCTGAATATTCGCGATAAAATCCGGGCTTGCCGTATGGCTTGCAGGACTTCCCACGGTCTTTAACTGAGCAAGATAACCCAATAAATCACTCATCATTGCGCCCAAAGTGGCTACACTATTACCCATTTCCAACGTGCCATTTTTTGACGATTTCAACGAAACATTTCCTTCCGTTTCGTATGTGTAGCCCTCTTTATCTTTCAGCGTGATTTTCTTGTCAGTCTCAATATTTATGCCGTTATCCTTATCAACCTTAATAACAGTGCCGTGTATGGTTACTGTTGCCTTTTCATCGCTGTCGCTCTCTTGGTCAATTTCCAAAGTGATAGTAGGTTCAGAATCTGTTTTGTTCGCAAACTTCTTTGTACCGGTGCGGTAATCAGTCGTAATGTGCCAGCCGCTATTCTCTACTATCTCACGTGTTTTCTCCGCATCCTCGCCTTTCTTCTTAAAGTCAGCGTGTACAGCTTCTTGACGAGTAAATCCTGAACAAAGCACAAACGCGCTCGAATACTCACCGTTAGGCATAAGACAGAAAACATACGTATCAATCGGCGGTAAATGGCGCTCTCCTGTCAAATGCTTGCCGTCTGCAACCGTTACCCACTCAAAAGAAGCAACACGAACACCCGATAACTCAAACCCCAGATTTGTTCTTACATGAACCGTACAATCTTCCGGATGAACCTCTGTAACAACGCCCCAGAATCCGTACTGAGCATCATACGGCGTAGTATTTTCAAATGGATTTTTTTGCGGCGCGCTTTCTTTTTTTCTTAAAGCAATGTTCAAACTCAT